AGTAATCCAAGGCGTTTTTGCACTGGAAGCTTTTATTCTAAGAAAAATGGCAAAACCATTCATTATCGTTCTTCTTACGAATTACGTGCTTATGAACTTTTAGAAAGAATGCAGATGGTTTTTTCTTATAAGGTTGAACCTTTTTCAATTACATATAGAAAAGGATACAATGAGATAAGAGAATACATACCTGACATTCTTGTTACTTATATAAATGGTGATCAAGAACTTATAGAAGTAAAACCTGAACGAGATTTGGATAAGGATATTGTCCATAAGAAAATAAAAGCTGCTGTAAAGTATTGTAAAATTAATAATATGGAATTTTCTGTTTGGACAGAAGATCAAGTTTTTCAAGAAAAAATAAGAGAACCCATGAGGGTTCACTAACGAAATTTAAACAATTCATAGGAGGATATAAATATGGATGCGCTCGTCTCTTCGACTTTGTTAACACCCAGATATTTAATGAAGGTTATATCTGATATTCCGGATCAAACTGAAACATATCGTGGAGCAGAAATGATGCCTCTGGTTACTCAGCCGGGACCGAGGGTTGAATGGGATATTAAGCGACCGCTAGGTGGTATGACCCAAGCCGTTGCTCGTGGTGCTGAATCGCCAACAATTCATCGTAGGGGTGTCGGACAGGCGTCTTTCGAACCTGCACACTTTCGCGAGAAAGTAATTCTTGGTGAGTCAGATGTTACTACATTAAGGAAATTGGGAACGTGGGAACAAAGATCAACCGCTGCTGAGTTAATTGCAGACATCATGATTGATCTTAATGCACGTCTTGAAACAAGAATTGAATGGATGCGATGGCAACCAATTGTTAACAATTCTTTAACTATTAGCAGTAATAAAGTTCAATATACTGTTTCTTATAACAATCCTACCAGACAAAGACCTACTGCTTCTCCATTGTGGAGTGTTACTGCTACTGCGGATCCAATAGAAGATATCCAGACTTGGGTTCGTCTTATTCGTGGTTCCGGTGGAAAGGTTAAGAAGTTTTGGTTTAATACAATGTGTCAACAATATTTGTTTAGGAACGCTCGTATCCTTAGCCTTGTTGATCGTGTATTTAATGCTGGTAATGTTGGTCTTATGAGTATGGAAATTCTTGGAACAATCATAAAGACATATATTGGTAATTATCAATATGAAGTTTATGATGCTGGTTATAATCTTATTACTTATACTAATGCTGTCCAGTCTGCAGGATCTGTAACTACTATAGGGGTAGATGATGCTAGTGGATTTGAGGCTGGTGATATATGCCAGCTTTCTGCTGCAGATGAAAGCGCAGAGGAAAACTTCACAATTGCTAGTATTTCTGGAAATACAATAGATTTTACAGGAACTACAGCGGTTGGAACATTTCCTGCCGCCAGTATGCTTCGATGTTATAAGACTTTCGTTCCTGATAACGTATTTATTATGGAAGTTGAATTTCCTCCTGGATCAGGTTCAACAGGTGAGGTTATTAGTGTTGATGCAGTTTATGGTCAGGGTAGTCTAATGAATCCGCAACCAGGAAAGTTTGCAGAGACTATTTTTCTGGATAAAGATCCCAAACAAATAGAAATTATAACAGGCATAAATGCACTTCCTGTTCTTTATAGGAAGCGTGGTTTTATAGTGGCTACTATTGCTTAGTCATTAGTTTTTAATATAATATTTCTTTGCGACTTACAAAACTATTTAAATAGGAGGGTATTATGGCTAAATTTGTAAAAATTTTATTTCCAGGATTAACTCATAAAGGAAAGGTTTATTCTCTTGGCGAAATTGAGAAAGACCCTACTGCGTTTCTTATAGAAGCGGCTGGGAAGAAAACAAAACAGTTTCATAGAGATTCACATAAAAGTATTCGTCTTTGTAGATTCGTAACTGTAGATGATGAAGGTTATGTTGATGACGAAGAAGAAGAGGTTGTTGTTAGAACTCCTGTGGTTCAGGATCATGAAGCTGGTGGACTGGAGGATGAACTTTCTGGAATGAGTAAGTTAGAATTATGCACGATAGCTTCATCTCTTGGTATGAAGAAAAAGTTTGTTAAGGAGATCAAAGATGAAGCTATCATTAAAAAGATAATTACGTTTTTAAGGACGATATAATAATGGCCTATTGTGATTTAGATGATATAAAAAGACTGTTAAGAGTGTTAGGAGTGTCAGGAAACAATCAGTATAAGGTTAGGTTTTCTGATTCGTATGTGCTTCCTAGTGCGTTTGATGGAAATACAGGAGACTGCATTCTTGGTGGTATAACATCTATAAAAAGTAGCTATGCCGGAAGTGAATATTGGCATATAGTTTTTTCATCTTCTACTGATTTTACGCTCTATAGAGGAGAAGGAAAAGGATTTTCTGATGGAACAGGAGATACTTCTACAAATTTTACTTCAACATCTACTGTAATAACAATAAACGCAACTGAGTGGTCTGGAACTCCCGCAGCGGATGATGAATTTAAATTCAGAACAGATTCAAACATATCAGATGACGATGGTGATGATTTTCTTGGAGATGGTGATGCCATAATAAACGGTATGCTTGAAGAGCATATAAGTGATACATATGTTCCATTTGTCGGTGTAGTTCCGACCCTAATAAGTAAGGCTTCAATATATACAAACGCAACACTAATCTTCACTTCTATATTTTCTAATCTCAATACAGATAAAGTTCCTACTTTGGTAAGACGTTGGTATAATCAGGGTAGGAGTTTTGTTAATTTATATTTAGAGAGTATAGCCGGTAAACAGAAGTTTAAGTTTGCTCGTTATGGAAGATTTAGTTCAAGGGAATCTCTTTTCGATACGGTAGGGTTAGCTGAGGTTGCTGGCGTTGAAGGCTTATATGGCAAGAGAGAAGCTGTGGATATCGCATACGATGAAGATTATAATGCCGAAGAGGAATTGTAATGGCTATAGACGACGAATGGTCTGAGCTTAATGAATTTGATATAGATTCTGCTCCCAATTCTACGTTTGATTTTTATCAAACTGAAGAATGGTCTGCGAATGTTGGCGAAATAAAAGAGTGGCAAGAAATAGCTGAGATGCAAGGTGTTTCTGTAGAAGAAGCTATGGAATTAGATGTGCTTGAGCGCATTAATTTATCTGAAGAAATGCCTGTAGAACAAGCTGCTGAATTAGAAGATCATATGGCATTATTGATAGAAAGAATATTTCGCACAGAAGACAAAGAATATGAACAAATAAGAGTTCAGCGGGGAGGTAAGACATATCAGAGAAGTGCTCATGGTTTTCATGATGTTTCTGGTCTCATAAGTGATTTGTCAAAATCCAAATCAGGTAAGGAAGTTATTTATGAAATTTTTGACAGGATCACTTCTCTTGGATTCAATTATACTCCAGAAAGAATATCTTCTGTTAGAGAAACTATAATGAAAGCTGTTCCTGAATTGTTTGGACGAAAGGAGTCTCCTGTTGCTGGTAGTATGTTTCATTTTACGTTAGATACTTCTAGAATTAGTAGATTCATAAGTGATTTTAGTAGGAAGTCGTTTTTTAATAAGAACGATGTTATAGCAGTTTCTGAATTGATACATAAAAAAACAGTCCTTCAGCAAGTTGGAAGCAGATTGAATGATTATCTGGAGGAAAAATTTTCTGGAATTGCTAAACAATTAGATTCTCGTGCTTTGATGGCTATGGAATATGGAAGAACTCTTTCGAATATCAAAGCACGAGTTGATTCAATATCAACAAAGTTTCAAACAGGAAGTGTTCAGCTTAGTCAGATAGAAGGTTTAAAAGAATTTATGAGATCAGAGAAAATGAGATTTTCTATTGAGAGAATAACCAGTGTAGTTATGAAAGCAGAAATTCTTTTAGAAAAGTTTAAGTCTCAATTTTTAATCATTTCAGTTGAAATAGAGCAGTTGGCTAATAATCTTAACAGATATGTTCTTAAAAATAATTTAGTTGCTTGGGAGATAGAACCTTCTGATTTAACTATTCTTACAAATATGTCTAATAGTATCGGTATGATGATTAATGAAATAAATGAGTTGATAAGGAATGTGTATAGTACTATTGAATCAGGCATTGCGGGAGATTTTACAGGAACTTCTGGTAGTTTTTCAGGAGGTATGTTTTTTACAAATATTTCTCTTAGCTTAAAGGAAATAAAAGACAACATAGATTGGTTTGTTAATTATATAGTTTCTTCTAAAATAGAACTTCATGCTGTGGATTCTGCTACTAAAAAAATAGCGGATGCATATTCATCTATGTCCATTAATGAAATGAAAAAAGGATTACCTACTAAAAAATCTATTTATGGGTATAAATCACATTCTAGTGGTCCTTCTTCTATAAATCATGTGTTTTTTCTTACAGATAAGTTAACTTCTGATCTAAGGATATTGGGTGTTCAGCCAAAGATGATAGAAGAAATTCGTGGCGAAGTTAGTAGTGAAATATATGGTCGTAGTGGATTGGCTGATGGAATATTTAGAATTATTAATGAAAGTGTTGTGAGGAAAGTAGGGGACATATTATAATGGCAGCTATAGATACAAATAATTTATCGGATGATTTTATTAATAATATGGCAGCTATATTTGATGGAAATATGGAATCATTGCATTTGAAGGAATTATATAAAGATGATGTTGTTTTGGTTCCAGTAACTCCTTCTTTAGCTATTGCTCCTGTTAATATGTATAATGATTTAAAATCGATAAGTAGTTCTAATGTCAGGTATGAGGTTAGTCTCATAAGTGAGTTGTGGTATTATTATTCAGGTTTTAATCCTGATGTTTCTAAAAGGCGAGTAATGAGAAACGCATATAAAATTATGAAATTTATAATGGAAAATGCTTCTCTTAATGGTTGGTTGAAAAGTACTAGGGCCGTTGTAAGGGCTTGTGCTTATACTCCTAGACTAAGAGCGGGTGGCCTAATGGCTTCAGCTAGGCTAATAGTGCTTGCACCTTATCAACTTAGAATAGATAGTATTTCTTAAATAGTTTTGTAAGTCGCAAAGAATATTTAATATTGATTTAGTAAGGAGGATTAATCATGGTAAAAACTGTAGGTCCTGCGGTTGGATCCAAAGGACAAATAGGGTTTAAAGAAGAGCCAGAATGGGGTTATCCTACTTCTCCTCCAGATAAATTTTTCGAGTTCACAAGTGAAGGTCTTGTAAGTGAATATACGAACCTTGTCAGTGCTTCTTTGAGGGCTGATAGGGCAATTCATAAGCAGAGAATTGGAACAGAAACTGCTGGTGGGGATATTAATTTTGAAATCACGCCCGAAGGTATGGGGACAATGTTTAAACATGCTCTTGGGCAAAAACGGACTAAGAGAAATGATGTTGCTTTTGTCATAGTTTATGACGGAGCCGATGCTGATAGAGTTATTCAGATAGAAAGTAATGTCATAAAGTCACTAGGAACTACTGGTGGAGATAATGGTGTTACAACTATCACGAGCGGAATGACATTGCAACAATTAATAACTGCCATCGATACGTGGACTAATCATTCCTGTTATGCTCCATGGGGAGATGGAACTACTGGTGTCGGTGGGGGTTATTTTGCTCAAGCTATAACAACAAAAACATCTTCTTCTCATACGCTAGCGGATTCTGATTATGACAAGACTGTTCTTGCAAGAACTGCTGCTGGTGTAACTAATATGGAAGCTGATTTTTCAAATATGGCTATTGCTTCTGACGCGACTGATGGGAATCAAACTGTCTACTTTCCTGTCTATTTGAAGTATGGTATATACGAACATACTCTCGATGCTGCTGCTACTGTTCCTCAAGGGTTGACATTTGAGATTGGAAGAGATGTTGCGGCGTTTAATTATTATGGAGGTCGTGTTAATTCTTTAGCAATGACAGTTAATCCAGGGGAGATAATTACTGGGACTGCAAATGTGATGTTTAAAGGGGCAAGTACTGTTGGAGATCCTGCTGTTGAAGGTACAAATACTGGATGGGTTGCTCCCGTTTGTGATTTAAGATATAACGGATCTTTAGCTAGTGCTGAATTTGAACTAGACATCGATGGAACAAGAGAAATGTTTTACTTTTCTGAGGGAGAACTTGCTTTAGAAGAAATAATTTATCATTTTACTCTTGAACGTGATTATATAGATCACGATGGTTATTTTTGGAAAACAACTACTGTTGCTGGATTGTTGGAGTTTATGGAGTATGAGAGCACTTATTTTGATGTCGAACGAAAGGCTGGATATGATCCAGAAGCACTTAGTACGAGTTTGACAGATGTTACTAGTGCTGCTCTTTCTAAAACCGTGGATACAGAAGTTACTCTTGCTGAAAATGCTTCTATTATGCCTCTTTTTAGAGGAAATTATATAGGAACTGATTCAGGGGATAGTAGCACTTTCTACGTTGACATTACTACAGGAGGAGATTGCGACGGAACTGCTGCTTTTAAGGGTTCTAGCGATAACGCAAGTTGGAGTACTGATGCTCAGGCCATTACTGCTGGAGTATGGTATGATATTAATGACGATAGTGATGCTGATACTGGATTTGATATTATGTTTCCTGAAAATGTTACTCTTACAGTTGATGATACTTGGAGTTTTACAACTTTTAAGGATGAAAATTCAGATGCTTCCTATGAAACAGAGGATCCTCTCACTGGTTTTCAGGGTGATGTGACTTTTAATAAAGGAGATGGTTCCGGTGCAGTAGCTCAGACTGTAATGGGGCTTAGTTTTACACTTAACAATAATCTTTTTGGTGATAAGTTT